ATTGGTCATCCGGATTCCATTGTCCTGCGAACGTTCCTCAAATGGTGTTCCAAACGATGGGATCTTATTTTTTGGATCCCTGGACACCACGAGATGACAGATGTTTGGCACTTAAAAATTAAAACCTATGACGAGAATTTAAATCATATGCGATTGGTTGCATCCGATTATCCCAATATACAAGTTCTTCACAGAGAAGCGTTTGTAACCGAGGATGGATTTTTGTTCCTGGCGTGTCCTTTGTGGGCCCGTTTAACTGCGATGAGCGAAGAGATGTCAAAAGACCCCATTTATCGTGATATTACCAAACATTACGAAGAGGATATGGTATGGCTACGGGATCAAATTCGTAGATCTGAGCGACCTATTGTCGTGGCGACTCATTATCCTCCCACGTATTCGTTGTTTTCAGCTCAGCTTGTCAACAAACCTCAATCGGTTCCCTTCGCTTTGGAATCTGAATTTTTATTGAGACCTCCTGTTCACGCGTGGATCTGTGGATATCTTCATAAATCTGTGACGATACAAAGACCTTGGGCTGATACGGAAGGAAACAATGGTGAAACACTGATAGTGTGCAATGCTCGTGGATACCCTGACGACGGTTTCACACAATACAGAACAGAGGCAGTGTTGCGTTTAGAGAATACTCGTCAAGATATGTCTAACATATCTGGAAGAGGAGCCCTACCCAAGTAGCCAAGAGGTTCGCAGGATATGACATTTCCTATAACCTTTTGCCCTGGATTTAATGATTGTTGATTTTATTGATATTTGATACGTAGAAATTGATACTTGATAGTCAAGAGGTTTGGTCTCAAGACAGGTGACCTGAACTGGAGCCAATACCAAATGGCCTTTCTTGAAGGTTACTGCTTACGCGTTGCCTGTTGAGCGTTGAGGCGCAAGTGTAATTACACACTAGCGCGGCGTAAATAACGTATTCACAACGATATGCTCGTTGCCAGCAGTCACTTTGCTCTTCGCTTGAGTAGGGGGGATTGTTTGGCTTGCTTGGTTTGTTTGGTTTTTTTTATACTTGGATCATCGTGGTCGCATTGGCCTGAGAGAGAACCCAGTCTACATTGGTCGCAAAGCTGTCCAGCTCATCCTCCAGAGCCTGGATCTTCTCGGCAAGAGAAAGAGGATCTACAAGCTCAACCTTGTTGTTGTCACGGAACGAATTGGTGAGAGCTGTAATCGTCTCAGGATTCGTCTTCACATCCTTGCCAAGCTCAGACTGTAGAAGACGCTCAAGTCTACCATCCACCTCTCCCTTCTTGCGCTCATACTCGTCGCGCTTTGCCTGAAGAGATTCCTTCATTGAGTCCAAAAGGTTACGCTTGAAACGAATCGACATCTTGTATTCAATCGCCTCCGCAACCGTTCCCTCAAACTGACCAATTTTCACACGAGTGTTCGCATTGGAAAGGATAATGGCTCGTTTAATGGTATCGCGACGCTTGACAAGATCATTGAAGGACTGGAGCTGAGCCTCGGTTTCCTTCTTGTGCTTGTCCTTGTCTACAGGAGCACCATTGTGCGCAACCTTACACCAATCCTGGATTCCCTCTACAACCTTTTCTATACGCTTCTCCAGAAGCTTGAGCTCTGGGAGAGCCTGAGTAATACTCATTTGTTGAGCCATTTCACTAAGGTATCTCGTTGGATTACTTTAGGTTATGGATAAACGGAAAATAACAGGGATATGGTCACTAAAAGAGATATTGTAATGATACAACGATTCTAATTTTTCAAAACTGTGCTTGTGCTGAAAGGTTCGTAAACAAGAATCTAGGCGTTCTCCAGTGTCTTTGTAAGTCCACCGATGCCCTTTTTCCAAGCACTCAAAATACATAAACTCTTCTGTATTGAAGTCACCCAAGACAATAGGGCAACTTAGATACCGCACAGTTTGATACAATTGTTTCTCTTGTTTTAATCGTGTCTCGTTGTAACGAAATCTCCAAAAGGGTAATTCTGTCATATCGGATTGGAAATGTGTATTGACAATTTGAAAGACTTTGTTTTCTTTTTTGCATTGAAGAATCATAAAGCCTTTTCTTACCAAAGAATCCACACCTTTTGATACGATATAGGTGTGTCCTTCAATTTCATCAACGACTTCTACAGTTTTCTTCACCAAAATACATAGACCTGAACCTGAATGGAACCTTTGAGTCCATCTTCCAAGTTTATGTATGTTGGAATAGGGAAAATAGCAGGACCACGTCTTGCTTTCGTCACAGAGTTCTTTCACTAAAAGTTGGTGTTGTCTTGACCAAACTTCTTGTAGACAAAATACTTCTGCTCCTGATTGTAAGAAGATCCATAACAATATGCTTCGCAAATGTTTGGAACCCCAAGGCATACCAAAAACATTGTAAGTGCCGACGGAGAGGTTCATTGCCTACTCAATTCCTTCAATCAGATTTTTCGTAAGTGACCGTTCAAATCCTCGCATCGCTCCTTCAAAATTTGCGCTGGGAAAAAAGACAATGGGGCGCCGTTGTTTTACATACGCCTTGGCTTGATCCGCACTCATCCGATAAAGCACCATCAAAAACATCACCGTCACAGCCGGAGATCGCTGCATTCCAGCGTGACAATGGATCAAAATGGGTCTCCCTTGCTTGTATTCTTGAATAATTTTGTAGACGATTTCATAGGACCATAATTCTAGATTGCGAATCTCTTGCTCTTCTAAATTATCATCAACGGGAATACGATACCTCCGTCGGATACTTGCGTGAAACGGTGCGTCTTTTGTGCAATTAAAAACAGTTTGTATACCTGCATTTCGTAAAAAGGCCTCGTCGTGAGCAGCACGAATGTTGCCCAGCCAAACATTTGGAATAATTTGATCAGCATTGTTCGCCGGTGGAAACACCAGACTCATCTATTAAGGGGTGAGGGCTTTCACTTCAGCATCTGAGCGAGTGGAAAAGCTTGGGAATACTGAGTAGCGTATTGATTCAGAATGTATCTAACACTGCCACCAGCGCTTTCTTGGTACAAATTCTAGCCACTCCTTCTTCATTAAAGCTTTGAACTCTAAGAAATCCATATCAGAATCTGGCTCATATTGCTGTGTCTTTCCCGATTGATCTAAATAATCAAAATAATCATAATGAGTCTTATTTCCGTGATTATACATATAGCATTGAATGGTAATACACGTGTCTTTATTTGTTTCCAGATTCTTCAATTGGTGGATTTGATTGAGGGTAGGACTGATCCACGTAATGTCTCCTTTCTGGAAGTCTGCCTTTCCAAAAGGCTGTAATTCATCTCCACTGAGGAAGGGGAACAAGCTCACATTAATGGACCCGTGTAAGACACGAATAATAGCGGAGGCACCTGCGTGATTGTGGATAGGAGAATAATGGCCCACTGGCCAGATTTCCATTACATAAGGAATGCCAGGAGATTCGCCATTGTTTTCTCCTAATGTAATCCGCAAATATGTTTCTTTTTCATCGGGTTTGTCTTTGTTAAACTCGGTCGCTTTTTGCTTGAGTCGTTCATAACACCATTTTCCAGGAGTGCGAATACTGTGTTCAATGGCTTGGGAAAACTGAGGAAAATCAGGACTGTCCAGAACAAATTGTTTTCCCGCAATACAGTCATAGAGCTTTTGAGAAGCAATGGATAAACTTGCCTTGGGCAGATAATTGTTGGACGCAATCAAATCCATTGTCAATTCATCCGTATTTTTTACATACAAGGGGACATTTCGTGTAATAGGATCACGGAGAACTCGTGTGACTTGAAGGTTTTCTAGAGTCACGCATACAAGGCTCTCCAAAAAGAGCTTTCGTTCGTGGGTCCAAGGCCATTGATACGAATACATCACTGTCTCTTTTCTTGCTTCCCCAATCCCTGCCATTAATCTTGTATTTTGAGCATCGAAGCTGAACCAATAATATGCTCCTTGTTGCTTGACAATTCCTTTGGTATTGGTGGGATCTACGAGAGGCTCATTGCTCGGTTGAAGATTCACAAGGACATTTGTTTCCGTAAATTGGACTTTGAGTCCAGGAGTTCCACTCGCATCGCAAAAGGTTAGACAACACGAACCAGATGCATCAAAAAAAACAACCCCTTGGCCCTTTACAGGCAATTCAACCTTGTCCAGCGGTTTCCCAACCGTTAGACATCTAGGCTTCTGTTGAATCGGATTCGTAAACGTCATCTCTATTTGTTTTATCTTTAATACTTTAAAACCTTTCCGTAATAACTCCACAAAACCACACCGAACAACGCCTTTGCAATTACATCCAAAATATTGTAAGAAATGTTCTTGGTTTCTTCATCCTCAATGTAATACGCAACACCATACAAAGCCCAGAGTATAGCAAATACTATGAAGACAACAGGGTTTTTAGTAGAAGGAACACAACATAGATAAAACAATGCGATCATAGCTCCAAAGAATAAGAATCCAGCAATTCCACCTGTCATTTTGTGAACGACCTCCGTTTCACCCAAATATCCTGAATACAACATACCCGCATTCAGCAATACAAGACCCAAATATGTCTTGTAATCCACTGCGTTATCGCCATTGTAAAAGAGAAGAACGACTAGAATAATCAAAGGGGTTGTAATTGACCAATCCACATAGCGAATTTGCGTTATTTTCTTCAAATCCGCACCGGGTTTGCGAACCTCTTCATTTAAATATCCGTATACAAGTCCCGCAACCAAAGAAATGGCCGTTTCAATGTTCATAATATGACGAACAATGATGGAGGGTGTGCGGATCGCCTCAATTAAGGTAATAATCGTGTATCCAAACAAGACCAAATACGAAATATAAAAGGTATTTTTGGTTGTATCCGATAATTCTTTTATTTGTTTCGGTTGCTCCATCTACTTGGCTTTATTTTTTCGTGTGGGTAGAGAGCAAGAGCTAAGGCGACCAATCACAGCGCACGCAATTCGTGCGCCGCTATGCCCTGTGGTTTTACTATCTTCGTGAGGGCCACGACCATAGTCGTCTTCATCCGCGTGAACAATCACTGATCGCCCATAGAGCTCCTCAATACTTACGTGTTTTAGAAAATAACTAGTTTTAAGATTTTCCTCGGTCATTTTCAAATTGCCTAAATCACCTGTATGACGAGGCCCTTTGTGTGACGGTGGTCCCCCGTGGGTTGTCGGTTTTCCTTTGTGCCAATGGTCGCACGCTGCTTTACAACCCTCTCCTCGTAGATCACCAGAACGATGGATGTGAAATCCGTGGTAACCAGGAGGAAGTCTTGTAAATACTGCTTCTACCAAAACACCTTGTTTCTTTGGATAAAAGCAGACTTCACCTTGAACCTTGGGTGTATCAATTACTGCCACCGCCATCTACTTGAGTGGGGGATATTTTTTGAAGTTCTTTTAAAATGATTAATTCATTGGGCGCTGAACAAAGTAACTTTGTTTTGTTTTCTAAGATACGATACAAAGCATCTCGCATTTCTGTATCCTCCATCAAAATATTCGTTTCATACCACTTCAGACATAACTTTCGCCAACTTGCCATTCTTTTTTCATTGGGTTTGTTATGAACTGCCCATCGGTAAATAGATTGACGATAGCTTTTCCCGTGAAATGCGTGCTGAGACTTTATAAAATCAAGAAGAGTATCAATACAATCCCAATCTTCAACTTTTGCCATAGTAGTTCTTAGAGCTTGAAGGCGCAGGGCTTTTGAAAATGTTGCAGCAAATGTTATCATATCAAACCGTGCGGATAGAAAAGCTTCAATTGCCCAAGAAGTATGTCCAAATTTCTTAAATTGGTTAAAAATACCCATTAATTGCGCCAGTGTAAAATCCTCATTTGTAAACGGATTTTTGGGCATTTGAGGTGTGGGAATTTGGCCATCATTTAGGATAAGTTGTTTGTGAATACTTTTTGAAATTGTTTCTGCTTCAAATTGGTATGCTATCCTATGAGGAAAAGAATAGATTAGAACTGGCTCTTTTATAGCATCCAATGTGAAGGGGTCCTTATCATTGACGGCTTTGAATTTTTGAATTCTTATTTGTGAAAAGAAACGCTTAAATGTCCAACGGACCTCCTGATTACTATACAAAAGATGGAGAACCTTGGTTGCTTTCTCCAAATAATCGTCACGGAGGGCCCGTTGAATTGGAAAGTTCCATTCACACCGAAGTGGATTTTTAATGTGTGCCATTTCTTCCAGTAAACTTGATCGTTTCGTAAAAAAGGTATCTCCTCGTAAAAGATCAATCCATAAGGACAAGCCTGAGCATTGATGAGAAGGTATGACTCTCCACGATGGCCGCTTGACTAGAAGTGTAGATTCCTTTCGTTTCTTTCGTCTTTCCACTTTCCGTTTGTATTCTTTTTCTTTCTGAATTCGCAATCGCTTTTGGGATTTTGTTTCGTATCTTGGAACTCCTAGAGCAAAGGCTAGGCCTTCCATTGTAAAGAATACTATGGACTTTTGTTTAGGCATATCCCCTGAATTTTCTATAAAGCGAATGAGCACCGCGAGCCAATAGAACAGCAGAGCTAGAGAAAAAAACTCCAAAGACAACAAGAGCTCCTCGTGGGCCAAGTTCAACGATTTCCCTGTGTAGGCTTGTAAAGAGTTCTTGAATTGTTCGTGTATCCCTGGGAACGGGTGGTTGAACGCCATACTCAATGACAGACGCCATACTCTATAGCTTCTGTTAAAAAACCTTAAGCTTTAGTATAATGAACGCACCCACCAACAGTCAAAAGGCTGCTATGGCAACACTGATTGCTGAACTTAAGAATATTCCCGGAGGCGATGTCATTGCTGATGATATGATACGTGACTGGATCTTAAATGTTCTGGTTGAAAATGCTGAAGCAATGACTGTTGAAAATATCAAGGAGGCTGTCCAAGGGACCCTGGACCTTGCGTATGAAAACAGTAATGAGCCGAAACCCGTAATCAGCGAAGAGCAATATCAAGTAATACTTGATGCTTTCCGCAAATTCGTAAATGCCTACTATGCGACAACAGGTGGTCGTCGGGTGAAGCGCAAGGCTCGCAAAACACGCAAGTCTAAGAAGAAGTCCAAAAAGACCCGCAAGCATTAATGTTTGCGAGTTTTACTCACCTTGCGTTTTAAGCGATGAGTCACTTTGCGTTTACCACCTCTCACATTTGCTGAGTGTCTGCGTGAAATATAACAATTGCTAGAATTCCATAACGACATTGTTCCTGACATATAGGCTTTGATATTCGCAAAGCATCCTGGGCAAGCCACAGCAATGGGTTGAACAGCGCGCTCCATTACAGCCCTAAACTTTTGCGGAGGACCTAAATCAGGAAATTTCGTCAAAACACGAGAACAACGTTCTGCGAGTGATTTAAGTTTTCCCTTTTCAGCTTCAACCTCTGCGCGGTCATCACCAGGCTTCACAATCGTGCGGTAACAATACGAGCGAATGATGTGGCCTTCAGGTGGAAGTTCTTTTCCAATCCAATAGGCTACAAAACTAACTGGTGTAAGTCCATTCATTTGCGCATACGCAAACAGTTTGGATTCTGTGCACAAATGCCCATTGTTACACTCAGCTTTCCACGTATCTCCATTTAACTTGTATTTTTTAAAGGGAGGGAATGTTGGCCCTCCATCGCGACGTTGACGTAGATATTGATAACTATCTACCCAATTTACAGTAAGCTGCATAGACGGAGCATCACGAATTAATTCATTATATACATCCTGTTCTGTCGGCTCTCCTGGTTGTAAAAACATAACATTCTTTAACGCGTCATTTTCTTGAACAGCAGCATACATTTCAACAGGATTTACAATGCGATCAAAATTATCACCTGGACCTTTTCTCCAACGATTCACATCACCAATTTCTTTGGCCACAATACTGGACATTCGTTGTTCTGGAAACTGAATATTGATACCAGCAGATTTAAGAACATTAATAGTCATTCGCTTCTTATCTTTGTAATCAGGATCCGTCGCAATATTCAAAGCCTCTACACCAGGGCTTTCAGAGATTGTTACATAGAGATTTCCTTTCGTATCCTCCATAATACCAAACATACAATTCAACTTGCTTCCAGCCACATTGTCTTTGTCTCTGGAGTCAGAAAGAAGACGAAGAATATTCTCGTGGTAAATCTTGAACATAAGTTTCACCATTTTATCAGTCGGCTCACCAAATAAAAACATATCGCCCTCTTTTTTTATAGAGGCACGAAGGGAATCAAAGACACCTGTGTGGTGCTTCGCATATTTTTCCAAAGGCGCATTCACATTAAGGGCAGCCATTTCTAATAATTCATAGGTTTTTATGCAAATTCTATATCTTCAAGAACCTCAAACAATACGAGAGAGCCATCCTCATAGGTTCCAACACGCACATACTCTGCCGTATAAACATTCCGCAGGGTGTCTACAAAGTATACTTGACCATCCGCTGTTTTTAAACGCGTCACTTGAGGCCTGGATGGCATTGTTGGAGGCTTGTGAAATTCGTGCTCAGGACAATAGACTTCACCGAGAACTACAGGCTTCCGACACCTATGTGCGACTTCTTTATCACAGAGAACTGCTTCACATTGAAATTTTTCATCTGTTGGATCTGTCATATCCAAAAGATGAAAGGTATGCTTCTTGGCCTTGAATGCTTCTAGCAAAGGTTTATCCGATTGATTGAGTGTGCGAGCAATATCTTTGATGAGTTCTCTAGACTTTGCGAGAAGCACATTTTCAAGAGCATCCCAAACAGGTTTTGGTATGGGGTAGGATTTTGCTGACATTTGCTATGAGGGATAGCATAGGGAATCCGCCTTCAAATTTTATGTGCGTAGAATTTGGAAAGACTTGGTATCTAGAATAAACAGAATGTCTTCCAAATCGTGGGGACCACCTTTATGGAAAATCCTACACGGTATCGCGGAGAGTCTGGGAAATCAACCTGTCGCTATGTTGGCTACAGATGAAGCTCACGAAATTGTCTTTTTATTACGCGATGTGGAAAAAATTATGCCTTGTAAACTCTGTAGAAATCACTATCATCAATGGCGGAAAAACCATCCCTTAGAGGAAATTGATAGATTGCGAGGGTATATGTTGAAAACGGGTGTTCGTCAATGGCTATATGATCTACACGAAGAGGTGAACAAAAGCAAAGGAATTGAATCTGGAATTACGATTGAACAAATTCCAGATCTTTACAAATCCGTTGATTTCAAAAAAGAATGGTCTGAGTTTTTCACCAAAGTCAAACTCTCTACAGAGATTGGTTTGGTCAGTCAAACTGGATTAGAAGCGTTTCACAGACGTTTGGGTATGCTGAGAAAACTGGTAGGAAAATATTAAGAAGAGTAGGAATGAATTGCTATCTTTCTGGAATCCTTGGTCTAGCTATGTTGGGGGCGAGTGTTTCAACAATGTCCGTAACGGAAGAACAGCACAATCTCTTACGGTCAACCTTTTCCGATGAGTTGGATGAAATATATGGAAAGATTGTGATTGAACGCAGAAATCATTATGTTCTGGGTTTACTTCTGGGAGTAGCCCTTGCATATGTTTCCTTGAGTCTTGTCAAGATCTCAAACCGCTTTCACAAGACATCTTTGTTTGTGTTAGTGACTTTAATGACCGCAGTGGTTTTTTATTTCTTAATGCCCAAATCCGATTATATGCTCAACCACTTGAAGACAGAAGAGCAAAACAAGGCTTGGCTAGAAGTGTATAAAACAATGAAGCAGCGCTATTTCTTAGGATTCTTGTTGGGTGCTTTGGCTGCGATCCCTCTCGCAAATTCTATGTGTTAGGCTGTCTACTTTCCAGTGCAAACTGCCTAAGCAAATGAAAAGGCTATCGCGCGTTTATTTCCCTGTATAAACGCACGTCATAGGAGGTGGGTCTGACGCACTCGGTGGCAGAATTCCTTGAACAATTCCAAAGACATCACTGTCACGCGCAGAACATTCACGTGCCAGCATATACCAGCCATTTCCAATAAAATAGAAGATGAGAGATCCAAAGATCACACCAGGGATCGTTTCACATCCCATTACGAAGACACGAACTCCCACAAACAGAATAAAGAACGCAATCGCTAATACTTGGACAAGTTGAGCCTGAGACTTTCTCCGTTCCACCTTGTCAGCAGGAGCATTCTCCGCAGCAGGCATATTCAAAACCTCTGTCGCATTAGTAATTAAGAAGCCAAAGAAGAATGCTATATGAGCGAGCCAATAGGAAGGGATTGAATAGACTCTGGCTGATTCTTCCACGAACCCTCCAGGCAATATGTTACACGTCGCACTCGCAGGAACTGTAATATAAGGTTTTGTGGAGTCAGGGAGGAAACTTCCTAGAGTGTGGAGGATCCAGGTCGCAAGAGGAGCCACTGTTGCGTGACCCAAAGCAAGCACAAGCAAGCCTATATTTCCTGTCGTAGATCCCACAAACAAAGACCATCCGAAAATTAGAATGGGCAATGATTGAAATGACCGTTCTAATAATCCTCGTATTGTTGGAGCCAAACTTGACATCTTCTACTTAGTGCATACATACAAAGGTTTTCCATCTTTTGTTCTCTCTCGTAACAACGGAACGCCCGAAAAATTGGTTGAATCACGACCCAGTAAATAGTTGTTCTGGAGCAATAATAAAGAACCTGCGACGAGACCAAAGAACAAACTTACAATTAAGGTTCCAACACCATCGCAACCATACGCAAGTCTATAGGTCATCAACAAGAACAAAAGCAGAGAAGTAATCGTCACTGCGATATAGAATCGTGCCGCATACTCAGGACCCAATGCTTCAAGTTCTTGCTTCTGAGACCAAACACTGCCAACGATATAGGCCGAAGCCGTCGCTAAGAAATAAACAGGGAACGAAGGCACACCTGAGGGGACATTGCTTGAAAATGAGAGCAATGTTTCTAAAGAGGGTGCGTATGTGCTCGGGACGCACATACCAGGATCTTCAGATAAGCTGGGAAGCGTTCGTGACACATCCAAATAGCCCATAAATCGCTGGAGCAAGTTGCCTGCTAACGCAGATTCAAGCATACTGATGACGAAAATCACCATAGGATAGGATTGGCTCACAAGGGCGAAAAACAAGGATCCAAATAAGATACTGTCAGGCAACAGACGAAACACATCCACTAAAAATGGCTTGAACACACTTGTAACGTTCCCCCATTCTGTCACAATAGCGTCCGTAAGTCCGCCGCCTTTCATTTGTAAGGGAGAAT